CCACTGCACCGCCACCCCCCTGAATGCGAAGCCAGAAGCGATCCAGTCATACTGGAAGAATCAGTTAAAATGGAAGACTCCAGGATATCATAAACTGATCCAGGCCGATGGCCTGGTCATCGATCTGCTTCCAGATGATAAAATCGCGAATGGGGTCCAGGGTCACAACAAGCATTCCCTTCATGTTTCCTGGATTGGAGGGATGCACAGTGATGATCGCACTATGGCCCAAAGAAAAGCGATCGCGGCCGTACTTCTGAACTGGCTCAGGAAGTATCCACAGGCGAAGATCCTGGGTCATTGCGATTTACCAGGAGTGAAGAAAGCCTGTCCCAGGTTTGATGCTTCCTCTTATGAATATCTGAGAAATTATCTGGGATCCGATCTGAAGGATGTCCCAGACCCTGTGGACTCTACAGTCCCTTCCCCACCTTTCGGCCTCTAAGGATCGTATTTTCGTCCCGAAGCGCATCGACTTCGGCCTGTAGTTCCACGATCTTCGATTCCAGGGTTTGGACCTGATTTCTTAGGGCCGTCAATTGTTCATCCTGCCTGGCCGCGGTTCGTTCCCACATTTCCAAAACAGATCTGGCCTGTTTGACTGCCGCTGAATCTTCTGCATATTTTCCCCTGATCAGCCAGGTCACGATCGCGACAATTCCTGGGACCAGGCCGTGATCGAAGAAATTCATTTCAGTCCTTCTTCTTTGTCTTTTCGACCGCCATCCATAGAACTGAAAGGCCGCTGATAGCCGCTCCGATCAATTCGTTCAGTGATGCTTCATCCAGAAGACCCTTTGCGACAAAGGTTCCACCGATAAAAGTAAGGATATGGCGCAGGAAGGCCAGGACGATAGTGTTCATGATTTTTTCTTTTGGTTTTCTGAAGATCCCCATACCTATAAAAGCGAAGATCGGATTTTTTTACAGTGTAGGGATCGAACAGGTATCCATTCCATATGGAAGTTCGAAGACCAGGGATGATGCCCATCCTGCCACGATATCGTCCCTGGTTTCCACGAAAGCCTGACCCGATGTCCCTGGCCGTAAATTAAAGGTCACTGAAGGATTGTCAGATAGTTTTGAAAGGATGTCTGAAGTCACCAGGAGCATATCAGATATCACCTGGTCTTCTGTGGACTGCCAGGATACCGTAACATTACCAGAAGTGATTGGATCAGTGATCTGGACCTTTTCCACGCGATCCATAACATACATCTGAACAGTCAAAGTCAGGACCCCCCTGGAAGCGTTCGAAAAACTGGTCACATCGCAGAATAACAAAGGATATAGAAGTTTCTTCTGATCAGGTAGCCTGACATTAAAAGCGTTATCGCTTCCGATCGCCAGTGCATTCCCCGATCCGAAAGAATTGATCTGAGGATGACTGACTGCAATTCCCAGAAGTGACTGTCTGATTTTTATCCAGGACATATTTTTTCAGTTTTTCGATATTTTTCGCGTATGGGCCGCGCTCCGTTTTCACCGCCATAAAAGACCATAGATGTCAGAATTTATTCCTTCAGGATAGTCCAGGCCGATTCCGCGAAGATGCGGCCGCGTATCCAGGACCAGACCAGTATTATAGTTCGTGGCCTGGGGAAGGATCGTATCGATCGCATTCGTGGGATTATTGAAGTCTGGATAGTCTGCGCGATGTTCGATCAGATACCTGGTAATTCTTTCAGAATACCATTCCGCATCATTCCGCATCTTATCCTGAAGTTTATAGATTTCATCGACAGACATGGGACTTGATTCCTCAGAAGATCTTCGGACCATGCCCTTATTTACATATCTGAAGGCCAGGACTGAAGGGATCTCAAAGTATAGCCACTGGATGGCCGCAGGTTGAATATAGTCATCCAGAAGGGTCTGGTTCAAAACTGATACCGCTCCTGAAGTGATCTGCGCGATGATCGAATTATACAGGGTCGATCCCAGGACTGGCTGAATCCGCATTTCCTGGATTTTGATCAGCGTAGGTCTGATCATCTGATAGTTTATATTCTCAGACAGGATGCTTTGATCCAGAAGGATCTGCTCAGATATAAAAAGTGCTTTCATTTAGTCTTCATTTAGTTCACCCAGTTCGCGAAGTTTATTCCTGCTCCAGGAAAGCGCTGACTTGCCGCCCCATAACAGATAACTGATGTATCCACAGTCAGAAGATTCATCCGCGTCATCATAGTATCCTTCGGCCCTGGATAGGAAGGAATGCATTCTTTTGATCGTTGATAGACTGATCTTCTTTCCCTGGGCCAACTGTTGCGCCCGAATTTTGCCTTCGGCCTGAGCGCATTTATTCCCATTCTTTTCGTTCAGTTCGATTCCGCGCTTCGCGTTATTGCGGACATCCTGGCCGTAGTCATCGTAGGATTCGAATTCCTGTTCTTCTGAGAATTCTTCAGTCGATTTCCTTCGGACGATCACCTGTTCCCAGGTATGTCTGCAGGAAGGGGAATTCACTCCATTAGGCATTCGCCACCATCCACCCCTTCGGGTCCAGACATTGTAGTTCATGATCGATGAAATCGAATCGATTTCCTGCCTGGTATAGACCTTCCCTGCCCCAGTATTCCCCATCATGATCTGGCAGAATTTCCTGGACCGCTTCAGATCCGCGTTCGTGTATGGTTTGATCCACTGATACCTGTACCTGGTTTCCAGTTCCTGGATCCTGGTAGCCTGGGCCTTCGAAACCCCTTCATCGGCCCTGATCGTAGCGATCGTATCGCGCTTCGCTTCGGCCGTGACTTCATCGATCGCTTCATCCATCGGATACTTTCCTGCTTCCTTCAAATAGTTGATCCTTCGCATCAGCCTGGGAATACTGACCCCCAGTTTCTTCGCCAGTTCCTTCGGCCTGATCGTAGGGATTTCCTTCCTGACTTTGATGATCCTTTCATCCAGATCCTTATCTTCTGCAGAAAGTTCAGCGAAGGCCATCCTGGATGCCAGATCCAACTGGGTCCCGACCTGATGGTCATCGAATAGATAGATCTGCTTTGACGCGAATTCATCGAAGTTTTCGATATAGTCCCCGAACTGCATGGTCAGCGCTTCCAGGACCGCTGAATGTTCATCAGTCCATTCCTCTTCCTGTTCATCGACCTGGACCCTGGTAGCCTGGCTGAAGGACTGTTTGTTCACCCCCAGGAGGGTATCGACTTCATCGCCTGACAGACCGAATCCAGATGAAAGCATGGTTCGCGCCATTTCCAAAGTGATCTTCCCCTGGACATAGTGCCTCACGATCCGCATCAGGTTCTGGTATTCCCTTCCAGATAGTTTTCTGATATTTTCGTTCGCCACCATTTCCTGAGCAGAATCTGTGGACTGACCCGATTCTGGATTCACCTTTTCGATCGGATTTAGTCCTGCTTTTTCGCGCAGTTCATCCTGGGTCATGATTTGAAGAAGGGACTGTTCAGATAGCCGTTCAGTCACAGGATCCACAGGAGTCAGCATTATTTCCTGGATGCCGTTGAAATTCGCCAGGTAGTTCATGACCCTTTCGATCCTCTGGACCCTGCCGTTAATGTAGGTATTTTTGAAAAGTTCATAGGCTTCGATCATCTCATTCCTGCCGCCTAATTGCGATTCCACGCGGATCCCGAAAAGCATGGGACTGGTCACGCGATGGGCCGTGAAGATTTCCTGCTGAACCGTTTTATTCAGGACATCGAACTGTTTGTCCAGGTCTGAAGGGACCAGTGGAAGAAGTGTAGGGGCCTTCGAAGAATCATCATTGAAACTGACCACGAAGCGCCCTGCATTATCAGTGCCTGAGAATTTCCTTTTGATCTGCCGTTCGATATCGGCCTGTTCTTCCATCGTAGGGATCCCATTGTTCAAATTGATCAGGTATCCTCCCCAGAAGTTATTGCGAAGATTCGAATTATGGTAGTTCGCGATCTGGACATCCGCTTCGACCCAGGCCAGACCGCCCAGGTATGTAGGAAGGGGATAGTGTTTGACCCCTGCAGAATAGACGCGATAGTAGTACAACTGCTTCCCGATTCGCTTATTTTCATCGAAGGGGACATACTTGACGATATCGATCGGTTTTGGAAATAACTGGGCCAGATCTTCGGAATACCATTCCGCCACCTGGAACATGGAATCATCTTTATTCAGTCGGATCTTTTCGAAGGGAACATGGCGCATAGATGCGATCGATCTTCCATCCACCGCCCAGGTGATTTCGATCGCGAAGCCATTGAAGATCTCAAAGTCCAGGACCAGTTTTTCAGTAAAGTCATTCAAATCGTCTTCGCCACAGACAGAATTAAAGAATTTAATGAACTGCGCCTGGGATTCCACTGTGGAATCTGGATCGATCTTCCATCCATTCCCCATGATGTAGTCCACCTTCCCATTTATGATCGCGTTATGCTTTGAGGATCTTCTGTAATTGTCCAGAAGGTAATAGGGATATTCATTGACCAGGCCATAGGTGATATAGTCCCCCTGCCTGGATTCACGCATGATGGGGACCTTATGTTCAAAGCCAGGCCATGACGCGAAGAATTGTTTTGATTTGCTCATACCGTATGATAAGTAAGCA